TCGTTCGTAGACAGCGTGTCGGTGTTCTTGTCATGCCAACCGAAGATGCGCACCTTCGTACGTCCCACCTTCAGTGGGTCTTCCATGCCTTCGACAACGCCGATCCACCAGATGAATCCGTCGAATCCAAGTTGATGCGAGAGAGGACCTGTTTCCATGATTACGGCACCTTTACGTCAACATCTGTATCGTCTTGCAGATAGGGTGACATGCGCGTCCCCACCGAATCCCGCACCGCTTCGCAATGCATCGTATATTCCATCACACCCAGTGACACTTGACGGAGCGAGTGCCGCACGTGCGTGAGCAAATGAAGTCCGCTATGATACGGTGTCGATGACTGATTCAGCCCACCAACGGTGCGCGACTTATCGCCTTCACCTTGAATTTCGCGTGACGACGGATAGTCAATCCACACAACTTTGCCTGCACGAATCTGCGGCTGACCAGGTACTTCAAACACGGTGCGCAGATGCTGAATCTCTTTCATCTGACGATTACGCAGCACGATAGACTCGTACATCTTCTGCGGCGTAATCGTGTCGCCGGACTGCTGCACGTAGGACGATTCCGCGATGCTTGTATTTGTCGGCACGATGAACAGCTTTGTATTGCGATTCACAAGCTGGTCGAAGTTCTCGGGATAAACAGGATACTGATCAAGATGTGTTGTCTTCTTGAATGTCTGGGTATAGCGTGAATCTTCTTCGTACCATTTCCGTGCGAAGAAATCCAGATGCAGCATCTTCGTCCGCAACATGCCCGACGCAACATCCTTGAGTGAGTCGAACAGTTCTTCCTGATGCAGCTTGATGATCGAGTTGTAGGCAAACACATCGGCAATTTTTGGCTGCCCCGTCAATTGATTTGCGTTCACGCGAAACTTCGGCACTTTTCGAGACGGGTCGTTATACTTTTTGCCTTTGTCTTGTTCGTACTCCGCTTTTCCGTCCGCGATGAGCTTGCGAATACTCGTGAAGAAAAACCCATCGAGCGTTTCGTAAAACACAAAGTTACTCTCGGCGGGCGTCGTATCTGTTTGCGCCAGCAACGAGAAGAAATTGATCGCTTGCAGTGGCGTATAGTTGGGAATGACGACATCGATACGTCCTGCCGTATTTTCAAACTTTGTTTCCGCCATACGTTTCTGCGGAATCTGTATGTACTGACTCATGATGTCGCGGACCGCATCGACGCACGTGATATTGCGGTAGCGTTTTGTCATGCGCGACGACAAGCTGTTGAAGTATTCCGTGGTGACGAGTTCCAGTGTGTAGAGTCGTGTTTCGTTTTGTTCGTACGTCTGATCCATCAGTCGGCTAACACGGAATAGTCGTTTGAACGGATGCTCCGTGTTCTGAAACGAAATCGAGAATTCCAGAATGACGAATTCACTACCGGACAGTGGGAAGTATTCGACGTATCCGTATGTTTCACGGATTGTCAGTTTTGCTGAGATTGTGTTCTCGAAGATACTTTCGTATACATCAATCGCAATAACGCTATTGGAGATATCAATACCTTCATTTTCGATGGTTGAACGGTCTGCTTGATTTTTGGCACGATCCCTAAGCATCGGCGACCAAATACTGCATCGCTTCAGTCGTACTTGACGCGGTTTCGCACGTGACGGATCGAATTGATTGGATACAGCAGTCATAGATTATCGAAAAAGATTACGCAGTTCTTGTTCAATCTTACTGAGAAAAGCTTTATTTACGACTCGAATGCGGCGCCGCAATTCGTTTTGTTCTAGTTCATAGATGTACGGCGTCTTCACATCACCACGTTGTGCAATAGGCAGAACATCATACGATTCCGAATCGATCCGTACACCATTCACCGTGTAGCAATATCGTGCCGGCAATGCTTCTCCGCGCTCGTATTCAGGCAGCGCAAGATATGCGTCACGTGTGACGTACGCGCCTGCGCGGGTGAAATAGTAATAGTGTTCGGTTGTTGTGGCTCGGGCGCGGGACAAACTCCCGTAACGTGCGGTGATGTATCGTCCAAACTCGGCAGAATCCAACGGCCAGTCATACAGCGAATTGATGTTGTTGAGCAGCAGAATGAGCCACGTGTATTTTACGTCCCCATAGACACGCAACGCCACGTTATCGGGACGCTGTTCCCCCTCCACCACATAATCGTACGTGACGGACGTATAGTCACTGATTCGCGCAGCAATTTTGGCGCGCTGTGTGGTGTTCACCAGCGTGAGTGTGTACGAAGGCGCATCATTTGCTGGCGTAAATGTATACGGCGTCGTCGTGTAGTATTGGAAGAAATTCACATGTGTCTCCGTACTTATCTGTGTGCCTTTAACCGTCAGTTGGCGGCTGAGTCAACCCTGAAATAGGCAAAGGATTACCTCCTCGCTTCCATCCAAATATATTGTTGCGACCCTGAATACGCGTTTCTTTGAACGTCAAGCGAAGCGTTGTTGATGCGGGATAATATTCTGCGTCGCCGCGGCTATCAACAAATGCTACACGTGTGCCTGATGCGTGATTAACAGACATCGATGTGAGTACTGAACGGTCGATTGTATTGATGTGATGCTTACTTGCGCCAACTTGTGTGAACATCTTGATGTCAAATTCATACGGATATCCGATAAAATTTGGCGTTGCTTCTTCTTGAAAATTGCCACCGTAATCCGCGAGCATCGCTTCCTGAAATAGATTCAAGATATTGTCGATTGTCTCTGCTTCTGCTTTATTGCGCGGAATCAAAGTAAATTGAAGATCGTGAGTTCGATAGTCGGTGCTTCGATAGAATAGATCCACGCGGGGATTTGTCACTTTATTGGCAAATGTACCGATCACATTTGCTTGTGTTTGCTCACTAATTCCGATTTTTTCTGCCGCTTCCTGAACAGCATCAATACCGATTCCCGTCCCAACAGGACCAAGTTTTTCAGTCAATATATTGATCAAGCCTCGTCCAAACGATTGTTGCCCATCGATGATCTTCTGAACTTCTTGACCAGTTTGTACGGCTTTATCCAAGAGTGCGCCGCCAAGAATTCCGTATCCACTACTATCATATGACGCACTCAGGGAGGAATTTAGAGCCTCGGGAGGAAGATACAATGCTACAGATGCTTTCGTATCATCCACATCGGCACCCGCAGTTGTTCCACCTGATCGATTGATGTGTGTCGCGTTCTTCACTTGGAAGAGAATCCACTTCTCAAACGGGGGCGTTCCAAGACTATCGGGATAACGGTAGTTTGACGTGGCTTTTAGTGCGTCGAGAACCGGTTGCGAATTGATCAGTGCCATATGTGTCTCTAAATAGAGGAGATGTCCTATCAAGGCTTATTTATAGCGAGGCACCCAACGAAGTACGTGGGCGATGCCACCAAGATTGTCTATCGTTCCAGTTGGGAACGACGCTTCTTTGCGTACTGCGACGAGACACCCGGCATACTTCGATGGGCATCCGAAGAGTTCTGTATTCCCTACGTCTCACCGATGGACAATCGCGTTCATCGCTACTTTCCCGATGTCTGGCTGGAAGCACAGACGGTGGACGGACCGAAAGCGTTTCTCATCGAGATCAAGCCGAAGTCGCAAACGGAGATTCGTGCCGTAAAACGAAAGACGAAGAAGTTCCTGCGCGAAGCAGCGACTGTTGCCGTGAATCACGCGAAGTGGGACGCAGCAAAGAAACTGTGCGCGACCAAAGACTGGACGTTCCTTGTGCTGACTGAAGACCATCTCTTTTCCAAGTTCAAGTAATGGCTGTACGCATCTTCGACACACTGCGCAAGCGCGTGGAGGACAGTAACGGGTTGTTGCCGCAAGAGAAGCGCGCCATGTTCTGGTTTCGCAACTATAGCGTTGAACTACAACGCTGGCAAAACAAGAACAACAAGCGGACGTTCTCGCAGCTCACCGAGAGTGATGCCGCCAAAGTCCTGATTCCTCCGAAGGCAATTCGTCCCGGCTATCTATACTTCTTCATGTATCAGCCGTACTATGCCAGTAAACTCGAATACTATGACCGTCTACCGCTGACGCTCGTCCTCGATGTCGATCAGACAGGGTTTCTTGCGTTGAATTTGCACTATCTCCCATATCGTGTTCGCGCCGCATTCTTTGATCTACTGTATAGCACACGTTTGGTGAAGCGCAAAGACCCCCTGAAGACGCGCATCGCCGTGACATATAAGCTCCTTGAAGCCGTCTCTAAATATAAGGCGTTCCGTCCCTGCTTGAAGCGGTATACGTTCAAACAATGCCGTTCAGCAGTTATGTTGATCGGGGAATCGGAATGGGATATTGCGATGTTCTTGCCCGTGGAGCGATTCGTGAAAGCCACACGGACTGAAGTATGGAATGATTCAGTTCGTAACCTTAACGAAATCGGAGAGGCAGAAATCGAGTAGCGTCTATGGCTTACTACAACGTCGATACACTTCTGACAGAGATTCAACGGAACGCGCTTCAACGTTCGTCGCAGTTTCGTTGTCGAATTCCCGTAGGGCTGATTGGACAACGACTCGATACAAATTTGGCGTATCGGTATCCCATTGCCGCACAATTGCTGGAAAAGGGATTGCTGTGTCAGCAGACGCGTACGCCGAGTCGGCAATTTGAAACAACACCGCTCTCGATTTATGGGTATGAGGAGAAATTTCCCATATTCACAACGTTCACGGATATGGAGTGTTCCTTCCTCCTTCCAATGACGCAAGATATCACAGGACAGAATACAAGCCTTGAAATCGTTGAGTTGTTTCATGCGTGGCAGAATCTCATTCAGCCGATTGCATCCCGTGATCCGAACACCAACACAACCGTGCGCGGTGATATGGTGCTGTCGTTTCCTGAAGAGTATCGACTGAAGGACGGTATGACATTGGAGCAGTTCGACCCCTATAACTCCAAGCGAAACACTGGCCAAGTGGCAATCAATGCCAGTATCGGACGCATACAAGGACGCGTCGCGTTTGGGGATGCGGCGCCAGACACGGAATCTAATCCCACGATGGTCTATCGATTCCGCAATGTGTACCCGATTACCGTGGAATCGTCGCAAGTCTCGTGGGCATCTATTGACGAATATCAGACGTTAACGGTGACGTTTGCGTATTCGTATTGGACATCGGACAACAGTGCGCTGTATGGATAGATAGTATAGGAGTGTGAATTGTGAGTCTTCCCATTGTAAACGCGCCCATTTACACGGCGCAATTGACGAGTATCAAGCAGCCGGTACGGTATCGCCCCTACACGGTCAAGGAAGAGAAGATCTTTCTGATGGCGAAGGAAGCGAACGACCCGAAAGACATGGAAACGGCCGTTGCGCAGATCATTCGTAACTGCACATTCAATGAGATCGATGTGGACAAGTTGCCGTCATTTGACATCGAATATCTGTTTCTGCAACTTCGGTCAAAGTCTGTCAACAACAATGTCGAGCTTCAATATCAATGCGAGAATGTTGTTGTCGCGAAGAATGACGACGGTACAGACACGCAGAAGAAGTGTCATACGGTAAATAAGGTCGTGATTCCGCTTGATGCGATTGTTGTCGCGATACCCGAGAAGCACACAAATATTGTGCCAATCACTGAGGATCTCACCATCGAGTTTCAGTATCCGACAATCAAGTTGATCAGTGAGTTGCTGTCAAAGGGTAATAGCGACTATACGCTGTCCACGGACATCATCGCATCGTCGATCAAATCGATTATCGAGTCAAATGGGACGGTTCATGAAGCCCAAGACTATACGAAAACTGAGCTAGTTGAATTCATCGATGCGCTGACGCTTCAGCAGATTGACAAGTGTCAAGTCTTCTTTTCGACAATGCCATCGCTGAAGTACGAAACGACATTCACGTGTTCCAAATGTGGGTACACCGAAGATCTCAAGTTTGAGGGACTCTCTGATTTTTTCGACTAGGGCAAAGTCACGAGACTTTGCCAAATCACTATCAGATGAACTTCACATTGATGAAGCATCATGGGTTCTCGTTACGTGAATTGGATGACATGATTCCCTTTGAACGTGATGTGTACGTCTTGTTATTGCGTCAGTGGATTGAAGAAGAAAACCGGCGACTACGCGAACAACAAGCGAGAGCATAACAATCATGGCTGAATACGATCTGGACGCAGCGGAAAAAACACTCAAAGCGTTGCTGAAACAAGCAAAACAGCAAGGTCGGAAGCTTACGGCTGAGCGTGAATTTGCTGTGGAAACCGTGAGTGTCGGAGGCACACATCGGCAGTTTCAAGAAATTGCGCGATCCGTGTCCGAAGGTGACGAAACGGTCGCAACCGGATATCAGCGGCAAATGATCGTTGCCATCAAATCGCTGGAAGCCGAAAACATGCCTGGTAATGTGTTTCGCGACGGCGCGAAGCAAATTATCGACGACATCATGAAGGTCGTCAACGCCGATGTATTGCTCAGTCCTGAAGCCAAACGTGAAGTTGAAGACGTTGCGTCGCAACTCATCCGCTATGCAGAACGTCGTGGACAAGTTCATCGCCGTATTGCGAATACCTCAACACGTCTTGCAAAACGCGTGTATAGTTCATTCGCCGATTCACTTTCGAACAAGCAGAGTATTCTTCTACGGGGTCTCGGCTATCTGTTGAAGACGCCCGAACGTCGGCAGGAACGAGCGAAGATAATTGCAGAAACGCGTCAAGCGGCAACAGAAGGTGCCATTGGCGCTCGTGAACAGGGTGAATACGACCCCGAACTGATGACGCAGGCGGCGCGTCGGCTGCGAGGTGATAGAGGAGAACCGACATCTCCTGAAGGACGTGTCCTTGTCGATATCCGCGATGGTATCACAAAACTCGTTAATGCGACGGAACGAAGTGAAGAAGAGTATCAACAGAAACAAGAAGCCGACGCAGCACGTGCTGAAGAAGGACAAGAAATTTTCAAGTCATTCTCTGACAAATCACCATCAAAGATAAAGACCGACACAGATACTAAAAACCGCACCCAAGGTCTCATCGGTAGTTTACTGAATCTCATACCTGGTATGAGTAGCACCATGAAAACCATCGAAACTGTCTCCGGTGTTCTTGGTAACCTAGCTAGGTTTTTGGGAATGGGAGAGTTTGGTAGTTTGGCAGCATTCTTTGGTTCAGCAGCATTTGCAACCGCATTTGCCGGCATTATTGCAGTCGGTGTTGTCGGGGCTGCTTGGACGGCGTTGCTCTCAAAATGGGGCGAACTTGTTGGACTCAGGAAGAAGTATAAGGAAGAAGGCAATCGCAAACTTGCGCAAAGTGAAATCGCTCAATTGAAGAGCGAAGGTGTGGATATGAGTTTTGCGGAGAATGCCGCAACGACTGGAGAGATGGCTCGTGCTGTGGCAAACACACGGCTAACGCAAGGCAGCATTACACCCGAAGAGTGGGAAAAGTTAAAGGATCGCGGTGTTACACCTCCAAAATCGGGACAAGGATTTACCGACGAGGACGCACTCAAATATCTTGAAGTGCGGAAAGAACTCGCGAATGAAAAGCTGACCGGGAAAAGCGGCGCATTGGGCACGTTGCAGGCCAATATGCAAGTTGCATTGGGCGGAGAAGCCGTATATGCGGCTGAACGGAAGCGCACTATGCGACACGTACCGAGTGCTGGCTTTTCGCCATCTACTGCATTGCCGACATATGGTGCAACTGCTTCCGGTTTTGTTGAAGGCGGAGATGCGGATATTCACGAAGCGTTGCCAGAAGGACGCACACCGACGCAAATGCCCGCAATGAGACTTCAGAAGCCTAGCGCAGAAGTTGCAAATGCAATTCTCTATGCCTCACAAATAACTGGTGTTGATTATGATGATCTTTCTGACATGGCGCGTGTTGAATCTGGATATAGACCCGATATCGTGAATCCGTCTAGTAAAGCAACAGGACTATTTCAGTTTGTGAGAAGTACGTGGAACGACATGGTTAAGCATTACGGAAAAGAATATCCGTTGCTTGCTTCATCGCCATGGCCGGACGGTCCTAAAGATCCTTTTGCAAATGCACTCGCGGGTGCATTGCTATATAAGGACAATCAAAAAAGTATCGGCTCAACGAATCTCGGCGATGTATATTTGGGACATTTTGCTGGAGCATCGGGCGCAAAACGATTGATGTCGGCGCCGCAACAGACACCGATTACGTCTTACTTCAATGAAAAAGCAATCGAAGCAAATCGAAGCCTATTCTTTCAAAATCCTAAAGAAAAAACAGGTGTAAGGTCTGTCGCTCAAGTTCGTGCTATGTTGACGAAAAAAGTAATGGAAACCCGAGAAAGCACAGCACTTGCACGTGCATCTACTGGATTGGAAGACCAACGTGCAACAACAAATGTCGTTCTGATGGCGCAGGCTGCGCCTGCTATGCCTACGTCTTCGCCCGCGCCTGCATTCATTCCCTATGGCATTCGTCCGCGTGACGATTCACGCGACGCGTTCAATCAAGCAAACGCCTTCTAACTACGAAGCCGTGTCGTCCATCGACGATGCGGCTTCCGACTTGCCCTTGTTGTAATCATCCCACGCCTTCGCATAAAGAACTTGTGTACCCTTCTCTTTGCCGTACTGCTTCTAGAAGTACTTCTTGTTCTTGTTGATCCAATCTTCCATGCCGGGAGGATGCACTTCGTTGACTTGTTCGCCTGGCAGCGGCGGCTTCACTTCAATCGTGTCGCCGCTGAACTCGCGCATGTACTGCTTGAATGACGGAATGGATGCCATGGTGTCCTCGTGATGCTTGAAATATTGCACTTGGCGTTCGCGTTTCTCTGCGCCCGCCTTCGTGTCGTACGTACCGAGATTCTTGCCGGACTGCTTTGAGACGAGTCGCCACTTGCCGTCCACCTTGACGATGTGTTCCTTGACCGTCTTCCAGCTCCCACCGTGTTCCTTGTACCACTTTGCGGCCCATCCATTCGCATACGCAGACGGATAGACATCGAACTTCGACTTCGAGAGACTCTTGGCTTTTGACCACAGCGCGGGATTTGTGGGTTTGTTGGCTTCGTCAATGCGATTGCTGACTGGACGTGGCGCGTTACCGGTGCCTTTGCGATTCGTCACGGGATCGTCTTCCTTCTTGCGTTTGACTGCATTCGCAATCGCTTGTTTGCCGCCCTTCGCACGGAGCTGTGCGGCTTTCTCCTTTGACAGACACTTGGGCTTGCCTTCACCGTCACCACCGCGGTCTTCTGCGCCTCCGCATT